GATAGTAACCATGTTACGAGTGAAATCATCATTCTCATATCCTACTGACATATTCATGTCCTCTCTGAACTTGATGTTGAATTTAGTGAAGTCACCAACTACCAAAGTACCTGCAGTGATGTTGTTTGAAGATACAACAGTCAAACCAGCTACCATCATGTTAGCATCCCAAAACGCTGGATAAGTGTACTCTCCTGTTGATGTTTTAGTCAACTCAATTTTAGCAACATCCTCTGGATTTAATACTACGTGAGTAGGCTCAAAGTTAGCCGCTTGAATCTGAGCTTTTGCAATTCTAATTAAGTCCATGATGTTTGCGCCTGGGATAGTACCCGCAAATGTACCAGCTGCGAATGCCGGTGCAACAGCTAACAAACCATTTAAGTCAACACCACCAGCTCCATTTACTAATGAGTTGTCAATGTTTTGCTCAATAGCCTCCATCAATTCAGTGTTGATTTCAGATCTAACGAATGATAAGTCAGCTAACATCTCTTTAGAAACTTTGATGTAAGCAGCAACTTTTTTCACTTCCTCAGAAACCTCCTCATACTTAACCTCTCCATTGAATTTAGCACCTGCCTCATTTACCCACATAGTAGCCTCTCCTGTTGGAGCAACTTGTTTTGTTTGTTGGATGTAAGTAACGAATTTTGATGTAGTTGTTCCTACGTTAGAAATCTCACGTATTCTACGGATAGGACGTGCAATTCTGTTTACTCCTGGCTCTAATACACTCAAGGCAACATTACCAGAGTAATCACCATCAATTGTAGTGTCAGTCTTAACATCCAATGTAATTCTGTTACCTTTCTCGATTGAGTCAGTGATAGCCTTAACATTATCAGAATAAGTTTTAACTAATGCCTCTTTCAAAGTTTTAGCTCCTTTTGCTTTTGGTGCATCAACTGCCTTCTCAGACATTGCCTCAATGCGTCCTTCCATTTTTGCAATAGCTTTCTCCATTTCAGAGTTCTTAACTTCGATAGACTTGAAGTTGTCAAGCTCGCTTTTCAATTGTGCAACCTCATCCTTTGTTGGAACTGTTGCCATTTTTTCAGAGAACAAACCGTTGATTTTTTCAACAACTTGCTCAGGTGTTAAATTGTTTTCCATTTTGTTTTTAAATTAAAAAATTAAAGTTTACTAATTACCTCACTCCAATCAAATGCTTTTTGCTCCGGCTCATACAATTCAACAGAATGGCTTTCCGGTTCTGTTTGTGCGAGTAAAGTCAATTGACTTGACAGGAAGTTGGCTTTCATTTCGAGTTCAAACAAACGCTCATCTGAGCCCTTTCCATTTGCCAGGGCTTTGATTACTGTTTGTAAATCATCTGAAATCTTATCTATATATGTTTTTTTAGTTTCGCTTTTCATGATGTCAACCACATTAGTCAACTCATTTGCTCCAAAGGTAACAGCCGAACCCTCCCAAAGTTTAACCTCTTGAAGTAGTGTAAACCCGCCCAATGGATTAGAACTATCCTTTACAAATTTAGTCTTATCAGATACCCTTTGGAATCCTACTGAATGCTCCTTTATGATACCCTCTTGATAGTCTCTCCATGCATCCTCTCCCATTGTTGATGTGCCTAATCTACCAACAGCAAAGAGTCCATTGTCATCCTCCTGTAACTTACTGAATACTCCGATCTGTTTCTCCCAGTCATGATGTCTTAAGAATGCAATTTTACGATTTGATGCAGCCTGTGGACCTCTCTCCTGGATGGACTTTTTAAACGCACCCTTTTGGATCACATCATTATCAGAGTCTACATTGCCAAACTTTGCTAAATACACAGCAACCTCCCTTTTGGAGGAGTCCATATCTTTAATCTCAAAGCCGCTTTTTATCTCATATTTACTCATACTCTTTGTATTATCGGTCCATGCTGTTGAACATATTGCAAACCTTTGATCACTGTCATACTCACTGTTCATGCTCTCATCACTCATGCAACGCCCAATGAACTGCTCCTCATTCTCTTCTCCTGTTGGCTTAGGTATTGGCATTTGGTATTGGATTAGTTATCATTGAATTTGCTGTTACAGGATCATAACCATAGTAATTAACCAAAGTATTGATAGCTGTTTGTCTATCCATCTGGCCACCACTCACTGCATTATTAAGCGAGATGATACCATCCAAACCGCCGACTGTTCCTTTCAAGTTGGTCTGAGCCTGTGCCAATGCAGCTGCCTGAGCCTCTGTCCTATCTTGTTTCTGTAACTCAATATCGAACTCCTCTGCATATTGCTGTTGAGTGATCACTCCATCTCTAAGCATAACTGACCATGTGTCAACTTTGGTTTTCTCTGCCTGAGCTTTTACCTGCTCATCATCTTGAAGTATTGGCAAGTGTTGGAAGTTAGCCTGCAGATAGTACTCACCTTGTAATCCCCATTGAGCTATCATTGAATCATACATCTGCTGAGTCTCTGGAATGATTGTATCAGTGTAAGCCATACGAATTGAATCCCTCACATTGCTGAATGTCGCACCCTTTTCACTTGAGAATAGGTTGTAATTCAATCCAAATGCATCAATAATGGCCAGCTTATCCTCTGTTAGCTCCTCAAATAACATGAGGTCTCTTGTTGGATAACTCATAGGTTGCCAATTTACATTGGACTCAGTGATTATTAACTCATCTTTTTGACGTCTATACCAGTCTTTTTGTATTTTTTGTCTCTCCTCTGGAGTCATTGGAATAGCTCCTCCCATGTCATTGCTCTGAGCAGATAAGATACCAATGGCTCCTAAGTTCTCAAGTAATACATTACGCTTGTTATAACTGGCCATGATGTTTGACAGTGGTAATCTGAGTGAGTCAATCCTTGAGATAGGTCTAACTATGTTCATACCATCTGCAGTTGTCAAATAGATTGAATCCTCTAATTGAATTGTCTCTTTGGAACCATCATCATAAGTGAATACAAACGAATCAATGAGGTCATTGATCTCCATTTGCTTTAACTTTTTACCACTTAGATTGATTTTTATCTTATTGTTTGGTAGTGTTATGATTAAATTACGCTGACCAAAGGACCTTACAGGGCAGTAAGCAACCACATTTGAATACAAAGCATCCTGCACACTCATTGAATAGACTACATCGGACCAGGATTGAACTCCATTAGGCTTAGTAATTAGGTCATTTATCCAGTGATCAGTGACTAAGTTACCATCCTTATCAAATAATGTTGGCACATTAGAGCTCATCATAGTAGATCTCTTGTTAATAACTGACCTAAGTTCTGGAATATCAATGAATAACCTCCATGCATCCCCAGTATCAAGCCAAACAGCCTCTTTTTTACCCCATATCTGCACTGCAGGTGGGAATATTTGACGTGTCAAGTTACGATACCGGTCTGTATTGGCATAATTATCAACAAATGCACTAATGAAATCAAATGCCATTTAATAATGTTTTGGCAAATATAATAAATAATTACATAACAAAAAGGGGGTCTGGTTAAGCTAACTGTCTGAACATGGATTGTGCAAAGATGGCCAACCCGGCTAAGCAGTCTGGTGCATCATCATTCTTATTTTTACCTTCCTTACTGAAATGGAGTACATTCTGGATAAACAACTCACATTCAGGAGTGCCATTGTTAACGAATGTAATCCTTTGCTGAATCCAAACAGATTGCATGATGATACGTGTTATCTTATTCACTGAGTTATGAACAGGTAATATCTTTGTGTTGGTTTGTTTCTGCAATCCTCTTGCAAACATGGCACCCATGCTGTTGGATTCCACCCTGCAATAGGTAACATTCCATTGATTCAGCTTAGCTGCAATGAGTGGCATGGTCACATCTGTATTTGATTTGTTGAACACATAGTCAACCAAATAGAACTCATTACCTGCCACTGCTAATATGGCAAAGGCTGTGAAATCTGCTCCCTGGTCTGCCACATCACAGTAAGCAATGCACCCCTGTACTCTATCTTTGATGCTGTTAAAGTCAGTTAGTGGAATAGTTTTGAGGTCATTGAACAACCTACCTTGAATATCAACAGGTGATTGCATGTACTCTGCCTCCCAAATGGATGGCTCAGTACGTTTCTTTTTAGTCAGATACTCATCTGTTGTCATGACTGATTCACAAAATGATTTTCCATCTATCAATGCAGGGATCACAATGGATCTATCATAGATGCCGTCATTCATTTGCCTGCCTATCACATCATTGAGGGACCAACGTGTGCCTATGTCAATCCTCTTGCATCCAGATTCAAACCTTGAGTCATGTGTTGCCTCCTTCCATTGAATGATTCTCTCATTCTGAGTATCTGATAAGGCCTGTTCTAATCCTGTGTAAAGGTCATCTGTGACTGCAATGTTGTCAGCTCCAAATCCAATGATAGTACCTCCAACACCTGCTCCAAAGTAACTCACCTGCTTAGCGTAATTGGTGTTCCAACCTTGTAGATTTGCCTTGTCATCACTCAGCTGAACAGATGGGAACACCTGTTTGAACTTATCACTCTTGACAATGTTTCTAACATCATAGCTGAACTTGAGGTATAATGTGGCAGTACATGCATTCCTCATCACTGATCTTCCCGGGTTCCTGCCAATGGTCCAGGCACAAAACAATGAACTGATATAA